AATCCAATACGTTTCGTTATAGCACTGTAGAATAGTCCGATACTATGTGGGTATTTCCAGTTGCTGACACATTCTAATTTTCCGTTTCTCGGAACCCAAATACTTGAACAGTCCCACTCTCCAATAGCATCAATTACAACTATAACAATATCATCATCAAAAGGCGCAGTATAATACGCTGCTGCTGCATGACTTTCATGATGTCTTAAATGGTATGAACACCTATTCTCATATTTTGTGAGAGACATGTTTTGATCTGCTCTACGTTGGTTCTTAAGTTCAGTATCTTCGTAAAAAACGGAGACATCTGCGTGTGGATATCGTAAAAATTCTGGGAGGACTGGATCGTTCTTCTTTCCAGTAAACCTTTCTGCGTGGTGTGCTTCGAGAATACTTACTTCATCTGTATAGGGAGAAACTTCCACTAAAGAAGCGGAAGCGTCATGAAATCCCTCACTAATTCCAACTATTTTCATCGAAAAGGTACTCCTCGTGTCCACATATTGAATGAGAACTTTACTCCTTTTGTTACAGGGGTACTCCTATGCCACATATCACAACAAAATAACAGGGCATCTCCTGTATTTAGATTAAAAGGTTTATACCTGTATATTTCTGTTGCTCCGCCTTCAAATTTGTTATTAAGATATACTACACAACTAATACGATAAGGGGCTCTTTTAGTATATAAAGTTTCTATTTCTTCTAAATTGTCTTTGTGCCAATTTAAATCCTCACTAGGAGTAAGCCTATTTATATACTGAGTGGTCTCATCAGATAGTGCAAAATTATAACTATTTCTATTGTATTCTCTAACTAATTGGTGAATATCATCAGGTACGGACTTAACTTTAGCCCTATTAGACTCAATAGGATAATTACGGGGTTGTTCTGCAGCCCCATGATTCTGCATTTTTGTAGAAGAAAAGGGTACAAACTTATCTTGATGTTCTCTAATCATATCATTGCATTGGTCAACTGACCAAAAGCCTTTCTCAATGCCTATTATATTAAATCTTATTCCGTGTTCTATAATCATACCCAAATTAACCCTTCTCTATCTGGAAACGCTTTCAAAATATCACTATCAATAGTAAAACACTCGGTGTGTCCTCCGAACTTTTGTTTCGGTTTATAACTATCTTTTTCAAATGCTTTATGTAGTCTTTGCTCATACTGATACACCTCATAAAGTGTACTAGCATAGGTACGCTGGATCCTAAGGTCATACCCCTTGAACCCTCCGCTCCTTTTAACTACATGACGCCAGTCCTTACCTTTAGCGATTCCAACTTTAATGCACTCTCTTTCAAAAGTCTTTTTATTGACTAGAATAACTCCGTATAATACTCCGTCTACCTCTTTTTCTTCGGGGTAGTTTTTGAAGTATGTTTCATTATATATTCCGCCAGCCATTAGTGAACCGTGAATTTTGTACTGTTGTCTTCGTACTCTTCGAGTAACCCTTCGAACCATTCTTCGTCTAGTTCTATGGTGTCTCTAAAGGCATCTATGTCCATTACTTCATTGCCTTCAGGTATTTTATCACAATACACTTTATACGCTGCATGAAGCTGGGATTCTAAATACAATAACATTATACTCTCCTCACAATTCTAGGGATAATTTCCCCACTTCTAATAACTTCTACATTACACCCAATTTCTAATTCCATTTGATTTATAAATCCAATATTGTGTAAGGTAGCTCTTGAGATATTAGCTCCTCCAATTTCAATAGGTTCAAGAATAGCTGTTGGAGCTACTACTCCACTCTTTCCTGTGTTCCATACTACATCAAGTAGTTTTGTAACTATTCCTTTCTCTCTTGTTTTCAGAGCATATGCTCCTCTAGGGTGGTGGGAAGTATGCCCGAAGTCATTGAAAAATGAGTATTTATCTACGCGGAACACCGTTCCGTCTTGTGGAAACTCATTGTAGTCGCCCATTGTAATAACATTAAACCAGTTGTCTAACATTTTCATATCCTGAGCCCAGTATTCTCCGACATGGGGGTGAATCCCATACACCACTAGGGTCAAATCTCGTCTTTTAAACTCCTCTACATCTTTAAGGTTAAGTGCGCCTGAGGCGTAATTTCTAGCATTTTTAATAGTCTTGGGAGCAACAATTTCACCTGTAATCTGTCTAAGACCAGAGAATAATGTTTTACCCATACTAAGAGCTCTCGGAGCAATATGCTTCATTTTATTACTTATATCAATTCCGTACTTACCATCTCCCCTAGTTAATGCGTCATGGTAAATACCATCTACATAACAAATAGACACAGCTGCGCCGTCCAGTTTAGGAGTGGCAACTACTGCTTTATTTTGATAATCAGGGGGTGTGTCTTCGTTTGAAAAGACTTTTTGAAGTGAATACATTTGGAATGGGTGAGCAAAACGTGTGTCTGCTTCGTGTCCCACTTTAAATTCGCCAGCCGTATTTTCTACTATCCTGTCATACACCTCATCAGGAATGATGGGTGTACCGCGATAGTATTGATCGCGACATTTGCTTAAATATGCTTCCAAATCTCTATTCATGTATATATTATACTAAAATTTGGGGGCGATGTCAAGAACTATTTTTGCTAATCTAAATATATTTGATCGAGTTTGTCTTTGAAATGTTCTTCAAGTATATCCTTCACTTCAGTAAGCGAAAGAATCTCAACTAACCCATCGAAGAAGTTTCTGCTATTGTCGAAATCTAATGGTATGGATACTCCTTCCCTACTAGGCTTCCATTCTTCGTCAAAATCTTGGTAATATTTTCTTATGGATAAATACTCGACGTCTCTAAAGGTGTTGATGGTCAGATAAACACGCTCGTGCTTACCTTCATTGTGATGTATTAGTTTTTCAAATACGGCGGGGGCTTCATGTATTTCTATCATTTTTCAAGATCGCTTGTAAAGGAACAATAGAAGTAACATTCTCAGGCATGAGTAATCTGTAGGAGTCTGTATCCCAGCAGAATAGTAAGACCTGTCGGTTGTTAGGTCTTGCTCTATTTCTTTTTGACTGAATATATTTGTTATCGAAATTCAGAGTACAGACGTTATACTTTAGTCTACGACTGTTTTGACTTCGATAAGTTATTATAGCGTCACCGCATCTATCAACCTGTGCGATAAACTCCTCTTTCTTCATTAGGTTCCTTGTGGGTTAGTACTTATTTCTTACCGTCCCAAACAATGGTATCCTTAAAACCGAGGTCTTTTTGATAGGTGTAAAAATACGCAGGGGACATTGCTGTCCCCCACGATCAGGGGTAGTTATTCGTTTACTGAGCTAATAATCTCTGCAAAATAATTGGCAGCCTTCCCTGTTAGCTTACTAATTATTGTTTCATCTGGCTCTCTGCCTGTGTCGCGAATTGCATTGGTTAAGGTTGCCTGTGCGTCTGCTACAGATACACGACCTCCACCAGTTGATCCACCACTAGATGAACGAGTTGCAGGAGATTTTTTAACATATACACCAGCTCGTGTTAAGATCATTCTTACACCGTTTGGGCTCTCGCCTAAGTCGGAAGCAATGTCTTTAACGATTTCTATACTATCTTCTGGAGTTGGTTCGGCACTAACATACATGTTAATCGCCTGTTCTTTCTTTTCTTGTTCCCAAGCCACTTTTCGTCTCCGTTTTTGTTGTTGTTGAAAGTAAAATCTATCGCCCATGATTTTTCCATTTATAGATATATTATACTAAAAATGGAGAGCGATGTCAAGAACTATATTTTAATAGCTATACCCGTAGGTATCAATGTCTGGCTTAATTATCTTCGATACTATTATTAAAGACTTATTTGTATACCACCTTTTGTAGTCGTTAGAAATCGTTTGCTTCATCAAAATAGAACTATCTATGGGTTCTATGTCTAAAGCTATACAGTCCTGTTCCCAATATTCTAAGGTTATTACTTTCTCATAATGGGAGTAGAGGTCTGCTTGAGACCTTATCTCATTGTTCAGAACCCACTTATCAAAGCCGTACCAATCCCAACTGTCTCTATACAAAGAGACTAGTCTCTCATATGGGTTACGGATTACAGGTATCTTTGCTTCATCGTATTCCAGAAATAAACTCTGATTCATTTTTTAACTCCTTTGCTAATTGTTTACAGTCAGAGACTTTATACTTTAGCATTGGGTCTTCTTCATTTATCGTTTCGAGTTTATCTAGCAATACGGCAAGCTTCTTGCTGCATTCCGCGATTGTGTGTATATCTGCCATTTTACCAAATAAGGTTTTCTGTAGTCTCATACATCTTCTTCAACTAAATTCCTAACATAATTATAAATAAATTGTTGTCTGTAAGACTCTATCAATGCTGGTATCAACATGATAGGCACACAGACGAACGCCATGATTCCAAATAACAGGAAAGTCATATATCGCCAACGATATATTACATGCTCGCTATCAATATTCCCAATAATTCTGATTGAGGGTAAGAATATCTGCCAGATAATCATTATCCAACTTGCTATCCATAAGGGTAGTACCCAATTATAAATGAACTCCATATTTTTCCAGATGCCTTAAACTGCCTATATCATACGCTAGGGCAAATGAATGGAAACCCACTTTACTACCATCAAGCCACGGAAACAGAGTCTTATCCATTTCGTGTTGGGGTATCGGATCTAGCACTTTGAGTGCATAACCTTTTGCCCCGTATTTATCTTCGTAGTTTACACACTCGTCTATGTTTCCATAACACATGTATCCTGGCATTGATGCCTGATACTCTGGTGTAATCTCTCGCTTAATGATTGCAAACTTGTTTTTTCTAGGGTACCAGACTTTTTCACCGACTTCGAATTCTTCTGCTATACATTCTTCTGGTAGCAGAGAGTTTCGTTGTCCTTCATAGTCCGTATCTGCAAGTTTTTGTGGTACTCCAACTCTTTCGATAATTGCTTTTACGAAAGCATTTGACCTGTACATACGCGTTGCTATTGTAGAAATATTACTGCCTTCGAGGTATTCCTCAATGACTGATTTTATTTCCTCTCTTGTCGCGCCCGTACCTCGAAGTTTTGCTTTACGATTTTCTCTGTATTCATATACATCTTGAAATTCGTCTATAATCCTCTGAAGTCGGGTCGTGTTATACCTTATGTTCAGAATCTCACATGCTTCCTTTTTCGTAATAGGTTTTTCATCACTTAGCAACTTAATTACATTGCTAATGTTTGCATCTGTTAATTTTTCATGGTCTTTCTTTTTAATCCCTCTGGTGAGTGCCATAGTCCTCTCCATCTAAAACGACCATATGCTTTTTTCCATAAAGCATTATGGCGTAGTGAATTATTTTCAACAGATCAGCAGGGTTGTGTCCGTCCTTCTTCCCGTATCTCTGGGCGTATTTTATAATGTTTCCGATACAAAATCCTATTCCATGTTCTGCGTCAAAAATTATTTCAGTTGCCTGAATGTTTCCGTTGGCGTAGTGTTGTTCGTAAGTTTTGTCTATGTACTGCTTTAGGTACTGCAATACATCTTCTTCATTAAATTTATACTCTATTTTTTCCTTCATGTTTCTGTCTCAAAAAATGCTACTTGGGTTAATCTTCCTGTCTCCTTGTTATGACCAAAGCTAGAAACTGTAGGGGCGTGAAAATATGTACCTTTAAAAATAAGGCATCTATTGTATCTATTTTCTACTATAGTATGTGGCTTCCACTCGTCTAATCCTGCCTCGAAAAAATTCTCTCTAAAGGCGGGGCCTATTATTGCTGAATCATTTTGGTACTGTTTAGTAGTTTGTGTTCTCGTTTGTTCTACTAAAATTGTTCCAGAATTTGATGGGGGATTAGGAGTGAGATATATAACTGCTGCCCAGAATCCGTCTATGGTTCCTCTATCTTTAGTATGGTCTCCGTGAATCCAATTAAAGTAATGTGATTTCTTATAACCTAAGTTAAAAGATCCATTACTCGTATGGTGATTAAAGTCTACTATTTTTCCTACTATAGACTGTAATCTATTCCGAAGATAAACCATATTAGCATAGTTAGGGTTTTTGGCTCGAACACCTGTATGTGCTCGCTTCTTCTTAGTATTTATGCCTTCAATAAAGTTTAACCCAAGAGCTTCCTGTCGGACTGCGTCTGGGTTACTATAAAAGTCATCAACTATATGGATCACTTATCTAGCTCATCGAGTACATCTATTCCACCCTCGATTTTTGCTAAATATTCTTTTGTCCTTGCTAGTTTTCCTTCGAGTACAGTTATTTGCTCTTCAGCTTCTTTCTGTTGCTTCTGAAGGTTTATCCGTAGCATAGTTCTTTGTGTCATAGTTTGCATATTCTGATCGTCTAGTATACCAATTAGTTCAGGTTTCTCCATGCCTGTCTCCGTGAAATCTAAAAGCTCTCAAAACTGTACTAACACCATTCTTTTTAATCATTCTTAATTGTCTACGATTAGCCATATCATTTCTTGCTCTGTCAAACCATGCTTCTTTTTGCTCGTCTGTCCAGTCAGGTGGAAATGTACAGCGCATGCCGTCTATTTCGTATGCACGAACACCAGTTTTTGGATCTTTTATTATGTTTTCTTTTTCCATCTTTTTCTCTAAAAGGGTTAGTCCCTCTCCCGTATATCAGGCAGGTACCGCTTGAAAGGTAGCTCCACTTACTTTTTTATGCTGTGTTAATTACTTAAGTAGCGTTCACACGCTGTATCAATTTTGTGTTGCGTATCCAATCATTAAGTTCACTTCGCGAACGACTTCTGAGGGACTCCCTAATAGCCTTGCGTAATGTGAGCGTAAGCCTCATTACATTTATCTATTCTTTGTCCACATAAACATCGCGAGGATTTTGTCCTGACTCTCATTCGAGCAAGGGCACTATCCCACGCGCTGTTACTATGTTCAAGTTTCTTCTTTGATTTCATATAGTTATTATATCAAAAATTTGAAATCAAGTCAAGAACTATTTTTCGATTGCATATAATAATTACTTACTGTTGATCTTATCTTTCGCTGTACCAGCGTATAAGCCAAACCATGCAGCTCCTGCTCCTACTACTATCGAAATCAATCCAGATTGCTCTAGTGTTGGAGTATCAAGATCCATAAACCACATTGTACAGAAGTATAATAGGTAGATGTAAACTGATAGGAATAAACGAGGGAATATTCTCCACGCGTCTATCATCTGAGATAACCAAATCCATTTTTGCCAAGGATTATCTGGTTCCCTTTCATTTTCCATCTCCATAATTTTCTGCTTTAGTTCGCCGATTTCAGCTACCATAGCCATAAATTTATTAAGATCAATCTCTACCTCGTTCCTAGACATATCGCCTGAGAACTGTTCACTCGGTTGTGCCATTACTTATCTCTCCGATCCAATCATACCATTCTGCTCTCTTATAGGGTTTGCCTGCTGGCTCCCTAAAATGAAACGAAATTGATATTCTTGGGCTTAAGGTTTCTACCTTATGATAAAGTTTTTTTGGTAAGTATAATAAGTCTCCTTCGTCTAAATCAACCACCTCATTAAGGGTGATATCTTCTTTTCTACACTCAT